GCTCAAGATACGGTGATCTTCCCTGCTGCAACGTATCCATCATCCGGCAGCACGATTACGGTTGATCAGTCCTACAACATCGGCACGATTGATATGTCGTTGAGGACTACTAATACAGTTACTTTGGTTGTAAACTTTTCAAGTTCTATTTACGGCAACTGGATCAATGGAACTGGTACGACGCTAACGGGTACAGCTACGCTGACGTTTGCTGGGCGTGGGGCGCAGACAATTACGAGTGCGGGTAAGACGTTTACTCAGCCAATCACGATTGACACACCCGGTGGTTCGGTGACGTTACAAGACGCATACGAGAACACAAACGTTACTTTCACTCTTACAAACGGGGAATTTAATACAGGGTCTTTTCCAGTAACAGTAGGGGCTTTGTTCACCGCCAACAGTAACGCTAGAACTTTGGCAATAGGTACAAGCACTTTTACTATTACAGGAGCTGGAGGTAGCGCATGGAACGCCTCCACCTCCACCAACCTCACCGTCACCGGCACCGGCACGATCTCTCTGACCTCTGCTTCGGCTAAGACCTTCAACGGTGGCGGTGTCTCCTACTCAGGCATCACGCTGAACCAAGGCGGCAACGGTGCGCTGACGATCACCGGCAACAACACCTTCAAGACCATCAGCAGTACGGCTGCGGGTGCAAACACAATCAACATCGGCACAACAACCCAGCGGATCACGACATCGTGGACTGCTACTGGTACGGCAGGAAACATCCTGACGGTCCAAGGTACATCAGCAAGTTCTCCGGGTACGCTGATCTTGACCGGCTCAACGAAGCCGAACGTTGACTATCTAACGATCACGGGTGTGCGGGCGTACAGTCTTCTGGATACATGGTATGCCGGCACAAACTCAACAAACAACGGTAGTCTTGGGTGGTACTTTGAGGCGGCTCCTGTGCCTTCTACCGCAACTGGCAACTTCTTCTTGGTGTTCGGATGATGGACAAACTCATTAAACTCGAGCTGACAGTCAAAGAGATTGATCTGGCCTTGCTAGGTATCAGTAAGCTACCTCTCGGCGATGTGCTGGATCTGTTCAACAAGATCCGCACGCAGTCGCTCGAACAACTTCAACCCCCGGCACAAGACCCTGGAGCATAGGCATGGATGTGCAGGTCGTGTTTAACGTCATTGTTGGCATCGCGGCGTTTTTTGGCGGCTGGGTGCTGAACAACATCACAAAGGCAATCGAGCGCCTGGATGCGGACGTGCGCGACATGCCGCATACCTATGTGACGAAAAGCGAGTATCACCGCGACATTGACGAGCTGAAGGACATCTGCAAGCAGATCTTCAACAAGCTTGACAACAAGGCCGACAAATGAACTTTGACACTGCCTTTCATACGCTTTTGGGCCACGAGGGGTCGTACTCAAACCATCCAAATGATCCGGGTGGCGAGACGATGTGGGGCATCACGATTGCGGTAGCACGAGAGCATTGCTACGACGGCCCGATGAAAGACATGCCGACTGATGTAGCAAAGTCAATCTATAAAAAGTCATACTGGGACGCGGTGCGTGCAGACGAACTGCCTGCGTTAATACGGTATGCGGTCTTTGATGCCGCGGTGAATAGTGGTGTTGGGACTGCGGTGCGCTGGTTGCAGCAGTCTGTTGGAGCAAATCCTGACGGTGTCCTCGGCCCGAAGACCTTGGCTGCGCTCCATGAAGTCAATCCTGATGGGCTGTTGCGTCGAATGTTGGCAAAGCGTCTTACGGCCATGACTTCCATGTTTGGTTGGCCTTCGTTCTCCAAGGGTTGGGCGCGTCGGGTGGCGACGCTATTGGAGATGTAAATGTTGGACTTCCACAAGGCAATCGGAGCAGTAGCTGCCAGCATTGCTGCGCTGGGAGGTGGTTACACGCTCTTCGACAAGTTTGGTTGGCTGGATACCGCGATTATTGAGTGGGCACCAGAACACTTTAAAGTCGCAGACAGTAAGATTGGCGAGCCGGTGGTAGTTACAGTGGCTCGAATCAAGAAGCGTGACGATTGTTCGGTTGAGTCCTTCGTACCGGCGATCAGGGATGGCAAGGGTGTGGTGCATGAGGCGGTGTCGTCTAACCCCAAGTTTTCTGGCCCTGCTGGGCCAGAGGTGGACACCTTCACTTACACGCTTACGCTCAAAGACACGCCAGCTCCGGGCAAATCAACGCTGCTTGCAACCCTAAAGTACAAGTGTCCAGAGGGCGAACGAGTCGTAACCTATCCCCGCCACAAGAACTTGACCTTTAATTTGGAAAAGTAATGGCTCCCCTCATCGCCAGTATCGTCTCCGGTCTGATCTCAAACAACCTACCCAAGGTCGCGCAAGCGGTTGTAGACAAGGGGTTGGATTACGTCCAAGAGAAGACCGGCATCGAGCTAAAGCCTGACATGAGCGCAGAGGAAGTGAAGGCTCTGCGGGAAGCTGCTCAGAAGCACGAAGAGTTCAAGATTGAGCAAGCCAACAAAAACACGGCTGACGCTCGGGCGATGCAGGTTGCTGCGTTGCAGCAGGACGATAAGTTCGCCAAGCGGTACGTCATGTACTTGGCGACGTTCTGGTCGATCACTGCCGTGATGTACATCTTTCTGATCACGTTCACCAACATCCCGGAAACGAACGTGAGGTTTGCGGATACGATTCTTGGGTTCCTTCTGGGCACTGTCGTTGCCACCATCCTGAACTTTTTCCTCGGGTCGAGCGCAAGCAGCAAGGAGAAGACGGAAGTTTTGGCGGCTGAACTTAAAGAGCAGAAAAGATGAGTTCCGCGGTCAAGTCTGATCCTGGCAAATGGAAACGGATTGTTTCATCTGTCAAAGCGAGCAGCAAAGGCGGCAAGCCGGGCCAATGGAGCGCCAGGAAGGCGCAGTTAGCCACCCAGAAATACAAAGCCTCTGGCGGGGGTTACAAAGGGCCTAAAAAAGCCGATAATTCGCTCACAAAGTGGACGAAGGAGGACTGGGGCACCCGGTCTGGAAAGCCGTCTACGCAGGGTCCAAAAGCTACGGGTGAGCGCTACCTCCCCCGGCAGGCTCGAGAGAAGCTAACCGCTTCGGAGTACGCCGCTACGACACGCGCCAAGCGTGAGGGGACGCGGCAAGGTAAGCAGTACGTCCCGCAGCCTGAGTCAATCAAGAAAAAGGTGTGGTGATGACAGTCGCTGCCGTAATGACGTATGACTCGTTGGTCAACGACATACAAACCTATCTCGAGCGTACCGACCAAGCCACCATCGAGAAGATTCCGCAGTTCATCATGCTCGCGGAGCAAGTGATTGCTGCCGAGCTCAAGTTCCTGGGCAACCTGACGGTTGCAGAAAGCACGATGATCCAAGGCCAGCCGGTGATTGACAAGCCGGCGCGGTGGCGCAAAACCGTGTCAATGAACGTCACGGTGAACGGGCAGAAGTTTCCGGTGTTGCTTCGCAAGTACGAGTACCTGCGGGAGTATTGGCCGGAGGTGACAGACGAAGACGTGCCTAAGTATTACTGTGACTACGACTACACGCATTGGCTGGTTGCACCGACGCCGGCGGCGGCGTATTCGTATGAGGTGCTGTATTACGAGCGCGTGCAGCCGCTGGATTCGACCAATCAGACCAACTGGTTTACCGAGTACGCTCCGCAAGCGATGTTGTACGGGTCATTGTTGCAGGCGATGCCATTCCTCAAAAACGATGAGCGGATGGGGATGTGGCAGAGCCAGTACCAACAGATCATGGACGTACTGAAGACCGAGGACGTTGCGCGGATCGGGGATAGGCAAACCATGGCGAGGGATTCATGAGCTTCAATTCACCCTTCACTGGCAACGTCATACAACCAACGGACGTATCGTTCCGAGCGATTACGCTGTCGGCTGACTCGCAACTTGAGTGGCCGATCAACGGAAGCCCGACGGACAATCCTGCTGCCAGGATCATGAACGTCACGGCGACCGCTGGCGGCTTGAAGCTAAAGATGCCGCCAGCCAATCAGGCGTCGGTCGGACAAGATGCGCTGATTCGCAACGTTGGCGGCACGACCTTCACGGTGACGGACTACGACGGCAACACGATCATTAGTGTGACCGCCGGCCAAGCCAAGTACATCTACATTACGACGAACGCGACGACCGCAGGCACCTGGGGCAACATCGCATTCGGAGTTGGAACGAGCAACGCTGATGCGGCAACGTTGGCAGGCTATGGTCTCAAAGCCATTGCTTCCACGCTCAATCAAGCGTATTCGGTGACAACGTTTTCCTCAAATTACACCGCGTTGGCATCAGATCGTGCGTCATCGTATCTGTGGACCGGCGGTGCAGGAACCTTGACGCTGACGGCTCCGACAACGATCGGCAACGACTGGTTCATGATGTTGCGCAACGGCGGTACGGGGACGCTTACGGTATCGCCGGCATCTGGGTTGATCAACGGGGCCTCGAGTATTTCGTTGCAGCCCGCGGACTCAGCGTTCATCGTCTGCTCTGGTGCAACGTACTTCACGGTTGGCCTTGGCAAAACCTCGCAATTCAACTTTACGCAGCTCACCAAGGCGGTGGTGTCTGGAAACTACACGTTGTCCAGCGCAGAAGCCGCAAACGTCGTTCAGAAGTACACGGGCACGTTGAGCGGCAACGTCACGGTAATTCTTCCGCCTACCATCCAGGTCTATTACATCTCCAATCAGACGGATGGCACGGGGGCAGGTTACAGCATCACGTTTACGACAAATATCGCGGGGTCAGGTACGGCGACCATTCCTGCGGGACAGCAAGCCATTCTGGTATGTGATTCAGTCAACATGCTGAATGCTTCCACGGTCCTTGCCGGAACAACTAGCATCTCGTTGGGAGATGGAACCGCAGGATCTCCGGCGTTGAACTTTAGCGCGGAAACGAACACGGGCATTTACCGGCCATCGACCAATCAGTTTGGGATCAGCGTAAACGGCACGCAGCGGCTGCGGGCAACGAATGCCGGCGTAGTCATCACAGGTACGGGCACCTTCAGCCTGGGTGTCAGTGGCGGGACGTTCTGATGACGCAGAAGGTTTTTGCACTCGATACGAAGGCTGGCATTCAGCGAGACGGCACGCTGTTTGACAAGATGTTCTACAACGACGGGCGTTGGGTGCGATTCCAGCGTGGTCGGCCAAGGAAGATGCTTGGCTATCGAGTGATCTCAAATCAATTGACTGGCCCGTCGCGAGGCATTTGGGTCAACAGCATCAACGGTTTTATCACTATTTTTTCTGGCTATTCTGACGGCCTTCAGTCGTTGACTATTGATGACAACGGGATTGGCGCGGGGTTCTCAGACTTTACGTTGAACGACTTCACCGCATCGCCCAACAACCTGTGGCAGTTTGACGGGTTCTACAGCGTCACAGGCGGCATCAATAACTTGTTGGCGCATCCAGGGCAAAACCTTGCGGCTATCGACGAGACCATCAATACGCCGGTGCTGATTGGCGACATCAGCGGCACGTCGATGAGTCAGATTGGTGTGTTCACTGATAGTGTGACGACAACCTCTGGTCTGCCGACGATTACGTTAGCCGCAGCAAACCCAAAGATTGGGCCAGGGCAAACGATTACAGGCGCAGGTATTCCTGCCGGCACGACCGTTGTTTCAAACGTCTCAACGACGGTCACGATGTCACAGAATGCTTCAGCATCGGCGACCATAACGGCAACGTTCAACAACAACATTTCGGTCTCTGGCGGTGTCGTGTCGCTGCATCCGTATGTGTTTGTCTACGGGGATGCGGGGCTCATCAAGAACTGTTCGGCTGGTGATCCAACAGACTGGGTCTCGGCGGACGCAAACGAGGTCAACGTAGCGACAGGGAAGGTCGTCCAAGGGTTACCGGTCAGGGGCGGTTCAAACGCGCCTTCTGGGCTCTTCTGGAGCGTTGATAGCCTGATTCGCGTGTCCTACATCGGCGGAGC